AGTTATGAATCACGAGACTGTTGAGTCAATGGGCAAACGCAACAAACCTTTCACAGTTGATTATACAGGATTTGGATGGGTCTTAATTAAGAAGGGTGTCTTTGAGGATATGGAATACCCTTGGTTTGCCCCTAAAATGCAAATCTTTGAGTCAGGTGCAGTACAGGATATGTGTGGTGAGGACGTGTCTTTCTGCCTTGATGCTAAAGAAATGGGTATTGAGACATGGTGCGACCCTCGCATACGTGTAGGACATGAAAAAACAAGGGTTATTTAAGATGTCGGTGAATACCCAACTCAAGACAGAGGAGTTATGGGATTTATCCGCAGAGATCCTCACCGAACTTTCTCGTAGGGACGGAGTTTCTTATAGAGTTCAGGCAACAGAGGAGTCAGTATCTTTTTTATTACAAACTAAATTGGAGGAAACTAACTAATGCCAATGCTATCAGGGATAAAAGATGGGAGTTACAAGATCCCACGTCCGAAAAAAACTCGTCAAGGCCGCTCGTCTCGGACACTGTTATCCGCAACGTCTCGAAATAAAGCAAAAAAAGCATACCGAGGGCAAGGAAAATAATGAAGGAGGGTTAAGTCCCTCCTTTTTTTATGTTAAATAGTAAAAACATACCAAAATTATGGAAAACTCCAAGAAAAAAATGCTAAGAGAGGTGTCTAACGACCATTTAACTCCTAAAAAACGTGATGAATTGGTTCAAAGTGAGATTTTTGGGGATTTTGAAGAGGATGGATTGGATTATGAAGTAGATTCGATGACTCTTGCAGAATAGGAGTATACAATCCTTAATAAATAAACAATAATTGGTGTATTAGAGTGCCACTAGAACGAGTTAGTCAAGGATTTAAAGACATTAGCATGACATTTCAGGCAAATCCCCTGAATGATGACCTTATTGCACTCAAAAATGAGAACGCAATTGCTCGTTCTATTCGGAATATTGTCTTTACATTGCCTGGAGAGAAGTTTTTTAATGCATCCTTTGGTTCTCGCATCACTGAATCCCTTTTTGAAAACATAGATGACATTACTTCTACTATAATTGTAGATGAAATTACTCAATCCATTGAAAATTATGAGGAAAGAGTTAAATTATTGGATGTACAAGCATCACCAAACTATGAAAATAACAGTTATGACCTAACTATAAGGTATTTGATCATAGGAAGAGACATTCCAGCACAAGAATTACAATTCGTATTGCAGTCAAGTAGGTAAAAATGCCATTAGCTAACTTTTCTAACTTGGATTTTGGCCAAGTTAAATCAACTTTACAAGAATATCTTAAATCTAACTCGAATTTTACTGATTATGACTTCGAGGGATCTAACTTTTCGACGATTTTAGACGTTCTGGCATATAATACTTACATTACTTCATATAATGCTAACATGATCACTAATGAAGTGTTCATTGATACAGCAACTTTAAGAGAAAATGTCATATCTTTAGCAAGAAACATTGGTTATGTACCCCGTCCAAGGCAAGCAGCAAGGGCAACAGTGTCCTTCTTTGTGAATACTGAGGGAATTGCACCTTCACCTGCATCTTTGACTCTTAAAAAGGGTCCTGTGGCAGCTTCACAAGGATCTTTTGGTAATCAATCATTCGTTTTTTCAATTTTAAGTGATATTACAGTTCCAGTTTTCAATGGAATTGCAGAATTTAACGATGTTGAGGTTTTTGAAGGTACATTATTGACACAAACCTTTACATATTCATCAAGAGTTCCAAATCAGAAGTTTATTTTACCAAATATTGGAGTTGATACTGATTTAATCACTGTTTCGGTACGACCAAACGAAGCATCTACGACAGAAACCAAATATAGTTCTCAAAATAGTCTTTTTGACGTAAAATCTGACTCAAAAGTTTATTATTTACAAGAAATTGAAGATGAAAGATATCAAATATTCTTTGGTGACGGTATTTTTGGAAAAGAACTTGAAGATGGTAACTTTATTAGCATAGATTACATTACATCTAGTGGAGATTCCGCAAATGGACTCAATTCTTTCAATTTTTCGGGAAGAATTCAATATACACGTAATGCTCAGAGTTATACAATCACATCTGGCATCTCTTTGATGACAACTGGAATACCTGCATCAGGTGGAGAGACAATTGAGTCTGTAGAGTCAGTTAGAAAGTTTGCTCCAAGGATTTATTCATCTCAAAATAGAGCAGTAACCTCAAATGACTATGAATCTTTAATTCCATCAAGAATTTATCCCGAAACAGAGTCAATTTCCGTTTTTGGAGGTGAAGATCTAGTTCCACCTCAATATGGAAAAGTTTTTATTAGCATTAAACCCAAAACTGGTGATTTTTTACCTAATTTGATCAAAGAACAGATTAAATTGAAATTAAAGAAGTATGCTGTAGCAGGAATTATACCAGAATTGCTTGATTTGAAGTATCTTTACATTGAAATTAATTCAAACATCTATTATAACTCAAATTTAGCAGAATCTGCAGCATTTGTTTCTTCCGTGGTTCAAAATAATGCTTCTAAATATGCTGAATCTTCTGAAATGAACAAATATGGTGCTAGATTCAAATATAGTAAGTTTTTGAATATTATTGACCAAAGTAATGAATCCATAACATCCAATATTACGACGATTTATATAAGAAGAGATATAAGAGCAGTATTAAATGCTTTTGCTGAATATCAAATTGGTTTTGGAAATGAATTCCATATTAAGAGTATGGGTGGATATAATATCAAATCTTCTGCGTTTAGAGTAGCTGGAATAATGGATGATGTTTATATTTCTGATATTCCCAATACAAATAGGATAAGTGGATCATTATTTTTGTTTACAGTACCTTCAATAGCATCCCAATCTCCCACTATTATTAAAAGAAACGTAGGATCTATCAATTATAAAGAAGGGATAATTACTATTAATCCAATTAATATTCAATCTGGAATGCAAAAAGATGGTCAAACCGTTATTGAGATTTCTGCATGTCCTCTTTCAAATGATGTTATTGGATTACAAGATCTTTATTTGCAACTAGATATTAACAATAGTTCTTTTAATACGGTTGTGGATGAAATTGCTTCTGGTTTAGATCCATCAGGTTCTAACTATATCACATCTTCAAGTTATGCTAATGGCAATTTAGTTCGTTCTGGTGGTCGTAATGCTGATACTCAGACAACCGTTGCTGGTGCTTCTACACCATCTACATCACCATCTACATCAACATCCGCATCAACATCTGGTGCTTCATCCTACTAAGATAGAAAGATTATAAAATGACAACAAAAAAAGTACAGTTTAACAACATTGTTCAGAATCAACTGCCTCAATATGTGCAGAATGAATATCCATTAGTTGCTGAATTTTTAAAATCTTATTATCAAGGACAGGAATACCAAGGTGGTCCTATTGATTTAATTTCCAATATTGATGATTATGTAAAAATAGATAATCTTACTAATCTCACTTATTCTGTAGGATTGGGTGCAACTGTTGGAATTACTAGTGATGCTATTGATGTTGATATGCAAAACTTTCCTACAGGAACTCTTGGATTTCCAGATTCCTATGGATTGTTAAAAATTAATGATGAAATTATTACATATACTGGAATAACCACTTTTGGATTTACTGGATGTGTTAGGGGATTTAGTGGTATTACTTCTTATAGAAGTCCTACTAATTCTGAGGAATTGGTATTTGAATCCACAGATGCAGATGAGCATCCTAAAGGATCTACAATAGAAAATCTAAGTTGTCTTTTCCTTAAAGAGTTTTTAAAGAAAACAAAATATCAACTTACACCAGGTTTAGAAGGTAGACAACTTACTTCTGATTTGGATCAAGAAGTTTTTATAAAACAGTCAAAAGATTTTTATTTAAGTAAGGGAACTGATAGAGGTTTTGAAATTTTGTTCAAAGCTTTATATAATGAAAATGTTAATATTATAAGACCCCGTGATTTTCTTTTTACTCCATCAAATGCTAACTATAAGATTACTAAAGATTTTGTAGTACAACCTGTTAATGGAAATCCTCTTGATTTAGAGTTATCTACTTTATTCCAAGATGAATATAAGGATGCTGGTATTGAGAAAGCATATGCCCCTATAACGCATGTAGAAAAGATTCCAGTAGGTGTTGGAGAGACCTATTATAAGTTTAGTGTAGATGCTGGATATAACAGAGATTCAAGGGTTGAGGGTGCAACTTATGGTACATTCTCTGTTTCTCCTAGAACCAAAATAATTGGTGGAGTATCAGCAGGATCTACTATTTTTGATGTTGATTCTACTGTTGGATTTTCTACTCAAGGTGAACTGCATTTTAGATATATTGATAATACAGTAGGAATAAGTTCATATACTTCTAAGAATTTAACTCAATTTTTTGGATTAACTGGAATAGCTAAAACTATTACATCAGCAACAACTGTTGGTATTAATAGTTTTGCATATGGATCTTCAGTTATTGACCCAGATGAAACTATTGAGGTAAGAATTACTTCTGTTATCAATTCTCTTGAATATGATGATGCAAGTTGTCTTTATGGAAATGGTGATGATATAAAAATTAAAACTTTAGGTATCGGTGATACTGATTATAAAATGAAAGGTTGGTTCTATAATGTTTCACCAACTTATAAAGTGAAACAAATAGGATTAATAGACGTTTCAGATTTTACTTATGAAGTCTTTACTGATGTTGATCATCAATTTAAAGTAGGTGATAGAGCTGTTCTTTCTCGTTCTTCTGGTGAAAAAACTTCTTTACCTTCTTCAACTATAAGTCAAATAACTTCTTCAAGATCTTTTATTTTGAAAGAACAGGGAGAAATTGATGTTACTGATTATTTGGAGAACAATCCTTATATAATTGAAAGAAAACTTTCAAAAGCAAACCCAATTAACTTCCCTGAAGCTTCTGTATATTCTAGTGACGTTCAAAATGTTTATAAGCAGAAAAAGACAGAAAAAATATTAGTTACATCTCCATCTATTCCTTCATATGATTCTTCATCTTTAGGTGTTAATGCTAAAAGAATTGTATTTAATGGTAATTTTAGTGGAGATACTTTTAATATAATTGCGGATGCTACTACACCTGTTGGAGTTCCCATTTTTGATCATGGATTCTATACAGGAGATGCTATTTACTATACACCACAGATAGTAAATGATGTCTATGTAGACCCTACCAGTGGGACTAAGTTAGATAATTTTGTTGTTAAATCATTCTTATTTGATGAAGGTCTTTATTTCGTTGAAAGAGTAGATGAAAATAATATTAAACTAGCAAAAAGTACTCCTGATCTTTACAATGGCAATTATGTAAATATTGATAATATTGGTAAAAGTTCGGGTATAGCAACTGATAATAGAATTGAACCTTTTAGTTTTAACGGTGAAACTCTACAATCACAAAAATTAGTAAGATCTATCAATCCTCCTGTTAATACAGGAACTGTATATGAAACTACTCCAGGTAGTACTGGTATATTAGTTAATGGTGTAGAAATTTTAAATTATAAATCTTATGATAAAGTTTATTATGGAAAATTAGAAAGTATTGATGTTCTTGCTCCTGGTAGTGGTTATGATGTAATTAATCCTCCTATTACTAAGATCACAGATTCTGTTGGAACAGGTGCTACAGGGTTTGTTGCTGTTTCTGGATCTTTAAAAGAAATCAGAATTATAGATCCAGGATTTGGTTATCAAAGTAAACCAACCATATCAATAACTGGAGGAAATGGTGAAGGTGCAGATGTTTCTATAAACATGCAAGAAGTAGTTCATTCTATTCCCTTCTTCTCATCTTCAAGTAAGGTGGGACTTGGAACTACAGGGACTTTATCTTCTACAATTGGATTTTCAACTTATCATAAATTTGCAAATGGTGAACAGGTACTTTATATTACTGATAATCAAGATTCTATTGGGGGATTAACTACAAATGCAACGTATTTTGCTTCTGTTGTTGGATCTGGTGGAACTACGATAAGACTTCATACTGATGAGGCTGGTGCTCTTGCAGGAATTAATACAGTTGAACTTACTTCTCGTGGTGATGGAGTACAACATATAAGATCTTATAAAACAAAATCATTAATTGAATCTATTAATGTAATTTCAGGTGGAAGTGGATATGAGAATAAAAAGAGAACAGTTCAACCTGCAGGTATTACCACATCTTTAAACCAAATAAAAATTGTAAATCATGATTATAAAGATGGAGAAATTGTAAATTATACATGTACAGGAACTCCTATTACTGGATTAACAACTGCTACAGATTATTATGTTTGTTTTGTTGATAAAGATAATTTTAAATTAGCAAGTGTTGGTGTTGGAACCACTACTAAAGATTTTTATTATAGAACAAAACAACATCTTGATTTCACTTATATTGGTGTAGGAACTCATCAATTTAATTATCCACCTATTAGTGTAACTTTAAATGGAGAAGTTGGAGTAACATCAGTAGGAAAAGAAACTTTTGAAGCTAAAATTCAACCAATATTTAGAGGAGAAGTAACATCAATCCATTTAGCAGATAATGGTGTGGGTTATGGTTCATCCGAAATTATCAATTTTAATAGAGAACCCGATGTAACTCTATCTTCTGGGGTTGATGGTCAAGTACAACCTATTGTACATGGAGGAAAAATAACTGAAGTTATTGTAGAAAATAAAGGTCAAGATTATATTGCTCCTCCAATTTTATCAATAAATGGTGATGGAGTAGGTTGTGTAATTACTCCTGTTTTAAAAACTGTAGGAATTGGAACAAGTGCCAAATATCTTTTAGAGGAAGTTAAAGTTATTAAAGCTGGATCTGGATATACAAAAGAAGATACAACAATAGATGTTATTTCACCAGGATCTGACGTAAAACTTCGTTCTAATATTCAACAATGGACTGTAAATTTATTTGAAAAGTATTATCAAGGTGAACAGGTAACTTCTGATGATGGAATTTTGGTAAATGGATTAAATAAAGATTTTGGTTTGCAATATACACATTTATATGCTCCCAGAAAACTTAGAGAATCTCTTTATGCAACTAATCAAGAAGGAACATCTCTATATGGACAACCAGATTTAAAGAGGGTTAATGGTCAAGAAATCGAATCTACAGACCATTCTCCAATTATTGGATGGGCATATGATGGTAATCCAATATATGGTCCTTATGGATATGTTAAAAAAGAAGGTGGTTCTGTAACCCAAATGAAATCTGGGTATGTTGAAGAGGCAGCTTCCAAATTAAATAGACCTCCTTTAACTGTTTTTGGACCAGGTTTCTTTGTTGAGGATTATACATTTAAAGAAGTAACTGATGAAACTGTATTAGATGAGAATAATGGAAGATTCTGTATAACTCCACAATTCCCTAATGGTGTTTATGCATATTTTGCGACTATTAATGATAGTGGTGCTGAACAGGGAGGACAATTTAATAGTTATAAATTACCTGTATTCCCATATCTATTAGGAGATAATTATCAGTCAACTCCTGAAGAATTTAATTTTACACAGTATTCAAATCAAGATGATTATATAATAACTGAGGATCTTGATTGGTATAGAAATACTGCACCTTATAATTTGATTGAGGGTGATATTACATATCCTTATATTTCTATACCAGATAATTTATCTCAAACTTTAGATATTAAAGGAACTAAACCAGGACATATTGAAAGTATTGGAATTACTACTGGTGGAAAAAATTATAAAGTTGGTGATAAAATAATATTTAATAATGAAGGGACGAGTGGAAGTAAAGCTGCTGCTAATGTTTCAAAGATAGTAGGTAA